GGTCGGATTGTCCTTCACGTCCTCGGCGGCATCGTTCTGACCGCCCGTGTTCTTGTGCTTGCGACCTTTCATAGTTCAGCTCCTCAGCTTGCGAGGTCATTTCCTTGGATCCATTCAACGGTGAGCGTACCAACGCCCGAACCCGTACCACCCGACAGCACCACGATCTGCACATCGGTCGTGCCTACGTTATCCCAATTCGCTATCTGCGTCGCATTCGCTCCAGGACTGATCGAGATCGGCCCCAACGTGCCAAGCCCCGTGACCGCCGCAGAGGTTGTGAACGCGGTTGCCGAGGCGGATGAACCGATGCCACCCGTCGTGGTCGAAGTCCACGCAGTCGTCACCATCAGCGTCATCCGCAGAATCTGCGACTGCGCAGGCACCACGATGTTGGTCACCCACTGACCGGTCGCACCGTTGTTCGTCGCCTGGTTGATCACCATCGACTTCCCCATGACGACGAAGCCGACGTTGCAGGTACCTTGCGTTTCGCCAACGCCGCCCAAGGTGTTCGTGCCGTCGGAGCCCTGAATGGTTCCGGCGAGCACAGGACCAGAGAACAGCGTGCCGGGCGCCCAGGGGTTTCCGTTGGTCTGGGTCAGCTGCCCACCAACTACGTCGGGGTAGAGAGGGGTCGTGCCGGGAAGGTAGGCCATTAGTTCGGCTCCTCAGTGGGAACGATCGTCAAAGTCGGTGGCTCGCGCTTCTTACCAGAATGCTTATCGAGATACTCGACACCAGCTAACAGGTATTCGCGATTCTCGCGACAGTGACCGATCATGTGATTGCAACGGCTGCACAGCAATCCACGGATCTCTCCAGTCACATGATTGTGATCAACCGATAATTCCTTCGAAGTTCCCCATGAACTTTTTGCAGTTTCAGGCTGCTTGCAGATGGCACACACCCCATTCTGCGCGACAAGCATGATGCTATAGATTTCCGGACTGATGCCGTACATACGCTTCAGTCCGTAATGCCGCATGGCTTCCGACGTCATTTTGTAGTGACGTCGATCAGATTTCACCGAACGAATGGTCGGGAAATCCGCCTCTTTCAGATTGTCGATGCGTAGATTGCGTGGGTTCTCGTCCTTGAACAACAGGTTTCCTTTCGGCCACTCACGATGCGTCAGTAGCCAAGCAACCCTAGCGGCTGGGGTCTGATGGTTAAGAACGTGGATGTACTTGTAGTGCATCTGCACGCCATTCTTCATCCGAACGCCTTTGAACGTGCCGGCCTCTGTTCCAGCCTTCGTCCGACGATTCGGCGCCATCTTCCAGGTAAACGAGCCGGTTTCTGGGTCATACGCAATCATTTCGTCGATCTGATCGAAAGTTAGCGGCATATCTTTGACGTACATAGTGGCAAGACTCCTGTGATTGGAGTGCCAATTATATACTTTATCAGTCGATATACAAGTATTTATCACGGATAACTTTCTGCTGGTACTTTCGTTAAAATCGCGCGTAAGTGCTTAAGAAGTAGGAAAACTTCCCCAAATGCTACGCCAGTTAAAATAGTTGAAACTGTATCGCTGATAACTTTTCACGAGCAAATTATCCGTCACGAAATCCACCTGCATATCCGACTCATACGGAATTCTGCTCATCATCGCGAGGCCGGCGATATTCGTAAGCAGGAACCACGCGTAGTTGGACGTGAGGAAGTCCATGACCATGTAGCCTTCGGGCAGGCCGCCGGCGGTCGACAGAATCGCGTTCACATCGTTGTCCGCGGTTCCGGGCCGAAGCTCGGTCTTGGTCAGCCGGATGGCCACCGGTTCGAGCTGTGGCGGCACGATGAGCTTGCGACCGCGCGAGAACATGCGCAGCCCCGCCTGGTCCTTGAAGTTCGTGCGAATCGAGACCATGCCGTTCAGGAGCGTCGCTTCGTTCAGGTCCACGGCCGCCGTCGGAATGTTCGCGATGGTCGTACCGTCGATCGGGTGGGCCGAGGAGCACAGCGCCACGCCGTCGCCGTTTACCTTGCTCGAGTAGGTCGTCGCGGTGTTGAGGACGTTCGCCGCGTAGATTTCCTCGGTTTGCCGGAACGACTCGATCAGTCCCAGGTTGCTCGGATGAAACTGCGTCTTGTACAGGTTGTCATCGATCGCCTTACGGGTGATCGCGTAGCCGAGTGCGATCTCGGTGTGCTCCTGGTTGTAGACGTAGCGCTCGCCTGAGAGGTTGTCGAATTGAGTCTGGCCGCCCTCGGTCTTGAGCTGCGCGAGCCCCAAGTACCGCATCTCGGCCGTGCGCTCGAGAGCGAGTTTCGAGTCGAACTTGGTGAAGACTTTGTCCCACTGCCTGGGTATTTGTTCGTACTTTCCTGTAAGCCCACGCAGTCCTGGGAGCAAGAGATCTTTGATTGCAGCTAGGTTGATAGCCATGTCTCATTGCTCCTAGGTATTGATCGCCGTGGCGTTCTTGGTTTCGACGTTGTTAAACGCGACGACCGCCCAGTTATAGGCGCCAGCTGCGGATCCATTTTGTCCAGGCGGATCAATCACAAGAGAATTCAGTCGCCACGGGTATGCCGCTGTCACAACCCCGGTGTGCAGGAGATAAGCTCCCGAGAGTCCATTCGCTGCGGTACCGGTGCCGATGTTGAAGTCGAAGTTTGCGCCTACTCCGCCCTGCGTAACCCCAGTAGCGTCTGACTGGCAGAGGAACTGGGCCATCGGATCGTTGACGATCCATGCGGTGATCGAGGACTGATTTGCGCTCGTAACATCTGAGCCCGGCCAGTAGTTCGACCACACGGTGCGCTTCTGACTGGTGGAGAGATATTTACAGCCGATAAAGATACCGGCCATGGTGACGGTTGATCCGGCCGCATTCCCAGCTGCTTGGGTGATAGTGCCATCGCCTGACCCCACGCGAACGACGGGATCGCCGTAATAGGTGGCGCCGGTCGAATAGTCGATACCGCCGTTGCCGTTCTCGGTCTGCTCGTAGGTAGGCGATGAACCGGTGCCCTGGCGCTGCCAGAAACCAAAGGGGCTATTGGTGTTAGCCATTGACGATACCTCGTCAGAGGGTCGTCAGGCGCTACCGGAGGCTTGAGAGACCTACAATCGTTTCTTACAAGAGTTGCACCGGGCAACTCGGTTGTCAGCCTTATCCCACACTCACAATGAGCGTGTCAACTTTTACGCGCCGCAGCATCGACAGACTCCCAATCGTCATCGTTGGCGGGAGCGAACGTTGAACCCAACCAATCAAGCTGCCTTTTCTCATTCATAAGCTCATAGTATCCCAGGTAGAGATCATAATATATGGCTCGATCCGGGAACCTAGATGATAAATTACCATTTGCTCAGCAGCGCACTGTCGATAGCATTTGGGCGAAAAGTAAGGGAATGATCAATGACATTCGTCCTTACACTTTGCCCAATCCTCAACAAGTCTCTGTTTTCAGCTGAGAGGACGTTTACTGAGGGCTGATTCTCATACGGCAATCCGGCGTACCCATCATCGTGATACATGCCTCCGCCGCCTAGATCCAACTCAATTTTAGCCATCATGATTGATCCTTCTCGTTCCCCTCAAAACCTTATAACAGATGTAGATTTCAAACTATTTACCCAAGATCGCGCCGACAGATTTTGAAGCCTTCCGCAAGCTTCTTGAGCACGATGTCGGTGCGGGCTTCGAGGAATGGCTGGAGCGCCACCGCAAGCGCATCGAGTATTACGGTAGAGCCAACATCACTGAGGTAGACGTACACTCGAACGAGTTCACCCGGTTCTGTAACGCGAAAAGCCTCGCATATGACGGTGGGTCCCTCCTCGCGTTCGCCGAGTCGATCGGAAAAACTAATCCGTAGAACCTCCGAGAATCTGTCGTCGCCCGTCCGCTCCGCAACATAAACGGCTTTCTCCACAGCGTGCCGAGCGGCGTCTATCGCGCTGGGATCGATTGCCTGGTTATTTAACATAATCAAACTGAGACACTACCAACTTTTACGTCTTCGGAATCTCAATCGCCTCGTACGATTTCTTGATCGAGTTGAGCGATTTGCCCTTGTTGTCCCGCTCGAATGGCGAGTTATCGCCTGCTGGATTTCTCGTGAATTGCTCTTCTTTCCCGCGAACCAACTCACGCGCTTCGCGCTTTTCGTTATCTCTCGCTTCGTCGCTGATCTCGGCCGGGCGTTCCATCAAGCGCATTCCCTCGCGATCAATCGTGCCACCTTGGTAGCCCAACGGCATCATCTCGGGGTGACGGTTCGCCGGAACCGCTTCCCAGCCTCGCTGCCGCAGGCTTATCTCGTAAGACGGATCGGTCTTCCCGAGAACGGTATTCATGCGCCACTCGTAAGTCCATCCGGGAGGCACAATCGAGAGATCGAATTTGAACTTGTCGCTCCCCGGATCGAAACTGCTGTGTTCGCGTAGCTCGGCGGCGCGACGACGGGCCCGCTCCATCGGATCGTTGGGATCCGGCTCGGCCGCTGGTGCCGCTCCCTGGGGCGCGGACGGGGGCGTTGGAAGCGGTGCGTGCGGTTGCTTGGAGCGCAGCGTGAGTGTCGTGTCTTCGGCCATATCGAAATCCTCAGTTAAATCTGCGCAGAAATTTTAGAGCTCAATTCAATTTTCCCTCTTGCCTCAAAAGCACCACTTGGCGCGCATATTCTTCCGGCGTCATGTGATTCAGTTTTGCCGCCTCGACTTGTTCGGCGGTGAGCGTGACGACGTTCGATCGAGTCGCGCCCGTGCCATTCCCCGACCGCGTAACCGGCGCCGACGGCGGCGCAGTCTGGCGCGAGGGGCGCGTGGTCGAGGGGCGCGCGGCATCCGCGCTCGGATCCTCATCGATCTTAACCTCTTGGCGCCCGGATGGGATGCGCAACGTGTCCTCGACAGAGGCGAAGTACTCAGGCGTGTCTGCCGCGAACCCGTCAGCCATGGCGAGTTCGTGCGCGGCGACCATCTTGCGGTACTTGGCGGGATCGCGAGCGTATTCGGGATGCGCTCGTACCCAAGCCGCCGATTGTGGCGTCAACTGCGAGGCGACGCGCTCGACCGGATCATCCGCCTGGCGCGGCTGGGCCTTGGGCGCATTCTCCATCGCCGTTTTGCCGCGATTTAGGTCATTGAGCTTCGCTTCGTTCGCGCTCATCTCGCGCTGCGCCTTAGCGGCCGCCGGATAGTCCTGAGATGCGAGCGCAGCGGCGTATTTCTCCTCAAGTGCGTCGTTCGCCTGCGTCAAAGAGGCGATGGCGCTCTTGACCAAGTCGAGTTGCGTGCCATGCGACTCGGTTTTCGCACGCGCCTCGCCTGCCGCGGCCTCACGAGCGCGGTTTTCGGCCGCAATGCGCGCTGATTTTTCGTCGTCCAGCTGTTTTTGCAGCTTTTTCAGCCCCTCGTCGGGCGTCAGAACCGCTTTATCGGCCGCCGGCGCGACTTTCGGCTCTGTTTTCGGCTCCTCGATGACGACTTCGTCCGCTGGAGCGTCATTTTTCGCCTTTTTGGCGGCTTCCGCAGCCTCAACCGCGTCCAAATCGACTGA